CTCTAAAATTAGTAGTGTTACGAAGCGTAGTGACTTCCGCATCAGTTACGGCATTATACACAGCTAATGTAGCATTTGGCGCAACTGCAAATCTTCCATTTGTATTGAATCCAGGCAAAGCTCCTGTATTAATAATAGACATTACTCCACTACTAATTGTAGCATTTCCAGTATATGTATTTGCAGCAGAAAGCGTCAAAACCCCAAGACCGTTTTTTAATATACCTATACCACTACCCGAAACTACACGAGAAAGAGTCGTATCAGCGTAAGTCGTGAAGTGATATAAATTAGAACCAAAACTAGCTATAGTTCTAACCTGATTAGAACCAGCATATGCTGAACTGGAATCTGTTAATATCATCCTACTATAATATAAAGGGTATCTGAAGCTGGAGTTATGGAATTGTATCCCGCTTGTGTAATTTGAAGTAGCTTTGTTAATGCACTAGCTCCTGTTATGCCTGTTGGATTAGAACTAACATAAGCTGAACTTGCCGAAAAGGTTGTTTGCCAATTTGAAGAAAGAGATGAAATTGTGCTGTATGTACTTTCCCAATTAGCAGATAAACTAGAAACATCAGATCCTCCCCCACCAATCCAAGAAGCAGAATTATTTAAAACTGTAGTGTATGTTGACTGCCAATTAGATGATAATGATCTTACCTCTGTGTCTGGTCCAACAACACCGGTGGCAATTACGTTCGTTATATTGCTACCATCCCCATATAAAAATCCACTAGATGATAAATTGTTTACATATGTAAAATTATCGGAATGACTAGTTAAATTGGAACCAAGCGTAAAAACATTAGAATGTGTTATTAAATTATTTTGCCCACCAGCTATAAATGAATAATCTCCAGATGAGGATATCTTATTATTTAAGCCAGTCCCTATAATAGAAAAATCTCCTGCGATGTCGTTGTCTTCTCCGTTTACTACTGTAGAGCCTCCTCCAGAAACATCATTACTATAACCACCCAAAACAGAACCAAAAACTTGACTTATGGTGTTGTTTCCGAATTGTGTATTTACAGCACTTAAATTTTTATCAAAAGTAAAATATTGATCATCAGAATTTAAAAATTGTTTTATAGATGATAGTGATGAAGATATTGTTTTGATAAAAAGTTTTCCGTCTGCCGTATTAATACCAAGTTCTCCTAACTCTAAAGAACTTAATGCTGGAATAATACCAGTTAAATTAGATCTTTTTATTAAAATAGTATTTATATCTACATCTGCCATATTACTTTTTAAGTTGTTTAATTATTGGTATTTTTTTAAAACTAACCTCTGTATTTGTATTATTTAAATTAATATTTTGTTTTTTTAATTTTATTTTTTTAAAAAAATCTTTAATTGATTTAAAATTCATATCTATACTTATAAAAAAAACTCCGAAATGGAATAATACCAATTCGGAGTTTTTTTGTTTATATTATATTAAACTCTAAAAAGAGCCACCATCAATAATAAAATTGATTAATTGAGATGAATTAGCAGTTCCGGTTATATTAGATGTAATAGTTAATGTTGAACCGAACGTTACTGCTTGATCGACATCAAGAGTTCCAAGGAAATCGGCATTTGTTCCATAGACATTTCCAGATGCGGTGATATTACCAACAACCGTTAATATTTCATTCGGAGTATCTGTATTAATACCAACATTACCATCGCCTTTGATTATTAATGCTGTTGTAGATGCATCGTTAAATTTCGCTACATCACTGCTACCATCAACTTGGGTTACAATTAAAGCTGGTCCAGTTCCATTATTTGTAATATCAAATGCACTAGTTGTTGTTACTGATGTATTGATTGTTGTTGTTTCACCTTGAACAACTAAATTTCCAGAAATAGTTACATTTCCAGTTGCAGTTACATCGGTAAATGTTGCAGATCTATTTGATGCTATTACTTCAGTACCATCGATTGTATATGAGTTTGCATCAATTGAAGATGATACGTCTAACGTTCCATTAATAATGGCATCTGCATTAATTGTTAAATTATCTTCGAAAGTTTTTTCTCCAGAAATGGTTTGGTTTGTTGAGCGATCTACGAAATCTCCCGAAATTGTACTTTGTAAGTCATCTACATATTGTTTTGTAGCTGCATCTTGTGCGTTTTCTGGATCTAAAATATTTGTTATCTTATTAGCTCCACCATCAATGATTGAATTTGCGGCAAACGTTGTTGAGGAAAGTGTAGTTGTTCCGTTAAAAGTTTTATCGCCATCAACGGTTTGTGATGTAGTTCTATTTACGAATGCTCCATCACCACCGATAGCGATAGTTCCTAATCCACTTGCTCCATAGTAAAGAGTATAGTTTTTTTCCGAGAATGCAAGTTCACCACCAGAAAGAATCGGTAAGCTTGTTAAAGGACTATCTGGTAGACGACGTTTAATTAAAATTGAATTTATTGTTGACATAGGCAATAATATTTACCTTTATAAAATCCATTTTTTTAAAAAAAAAATTAAAAATAACCAGCATCAAAAACGCCAGTGTTAACAAATTCAGTTGTGTTTTGCCATGTCGATGAAAGATTATATTGAACGGTATTCATTTCTTCTTTTGTTTCTTCCCACGTTCCAGTTAATGTTTGTAATAAACTTAACTGTTGTACCTCTACTGGGTTTAAATATATTGCAGAATTTGCGATTAAATTATCTGCTGCGTTATTTATTTTATTATAATTTTTAAGAAGATTTTCTATTAAATCTGAAATGGGATATAAATTTGGTCCTTCTGTATCTATTACAACGGTAATATTATCATTTTGACTAATATCTACTATAACATCATTATCCATTTTTATTCTGGTGGTTGTTGAGGTGTTTGTTCTTGAGTGCCTTCTGGTGTTTCCGGAGTTTCTGGTGGATTAGTTTCCGCTGAACCAAATTCTGGAATCGATCCAGATGCTGAAGATGGCTCTGCTCCGGTTGGTGTTGATGGACTTCCAGCCGAAAATTGTTGTCCAGATTGTCCATCATTTGCGGCGTTATTCATTGCTTCTGCGTGTTCTCTCCAATTCGGCCCTATAGCGGCGATTTGATCTAATTCCCATTTTAATGCTGCATCTTTTCTTAACCATTCCATGTTTTCGCTTATTTTAGAATCACTAAAACTTAAATAATGCCTTTGGGCAAATGTTTTTGATATAGATTCTGATTGAGATATATCTGAAAATATTTTATATTTTAATTCAAATTCTTGATTTTTTCTTATTGCGAAAAAGTTAGATGGCGGATTAAACTCAAATGTAAATTGAGATTCGTGTATTTTTAATTTTTCCCAAAGCCCTTTTAATTTTAAATGTGATATAAAAGTTTTTTTGAATCCTTCCGCAAATTGATTCTGTAATCTTAATATAAACTTTGCAAACTTTAATTCTTCTCTTAATATTTCTGCTCCGTCTTTATATCCAGATTCTGGATTTATTCTGGTTAATGGTACTTTTAATGCTTTATATAATTTGTTTACAAAATACATTAAATCCTCTAATTTTCCTAAATTTGCACCGCCTTGTAACATTTCAACATCAGATCCTGTTTCTCCTGATCGTTTAGCAAACCAAAATGAATCTAACATTGATTGTGGATCATATATATTACCCGCGCCTTGCGCTGAAGACGAATCGTATGTCTTCTTAGTCCAATAAGATTGCATTAATTGTTTTAAATATGCCTCGGCTTTAGCTGGTGGCATGTTTCCAACGTCAATTTTGAATTTTAATCTTTCTGGTGCTCTTACCATTCTATATATCACTATTGCATCTTCAAGCATCGATAATTGTTTATATGCTCTCCTTGCATTTTCTATAAATGGTAATCTAATTGTTAGATCATCATTCCATATACCGGAATTTATATATGTTATTTGATTTCCTTCGAGTGTTATTAACTGTTGTTGGAGAGTGTTTGATGGATTTGGCGTATTATGTAATGGTTTATTTTCTTTTTCTTGTAAATTTATAGGTTTTTGAAAAATGAAATTTTGTATTACTTGATTTTGTACATTATCATATATTGGATTTATAAGTTCTCCAGGAATCATTAAACTTCCTATTATCCCAAGATCTTTTTTGGTTTCATAAACGATATTTTCAAAAAATATTTCACCCTCAATTAATAATTGTCGGCAATATCCCCAACCTTTAGCGTCCAAATCAAATATTTTTATAAATTTATTAAATTCTTTTTCTATTTCGGTTCTAACTTCACCATCCATTTTTCCAACACCAGTGAATAAAATTTTTATATATTTTCCATTTTCGTCTTTAGTTAAAAATTCGTCACAAATTTCATCTAAACAATCGGAAATTTCTGAAAAAGCTGCCATTCTTCTATATTCAGCAAGCCTTCTAACTTTATCTGCATCTACATTAGCATAGATATATTTATGATATGCTTTATCCGATGAAAATGCACCGGCTCCTGAATTATCTTCTTGATAAAAAGGTCCGGTTATAACAGACTGTTTCATCAATTTTAACTGTCTATTCTTAGATATTCTTTCAAATAATTCGTATTTTGGATTGTTTACATCGGTTTCCGCTTGAAGCTCAACGTATGGCAATTTATTTAATATGGAAGATATAAAACTTCTTCCAGTATTTAATTGTGTTGTTGGTGTTGGTATTATAGATGCCATATTTTTTATTATATATGATTATTTAGCAATATTCAATTAGTAAAATATTTATGCTTGAGTATTATTTATTATTTGTAGTCCAGTTGAACATGGTTTTTGAAATGGGATTGTTATTTCGCATAAGTTATGTGGTTTTATTGTAGTTTGTTCTGTAAGCAAAGAATATCCAGCTTCATTTTCTATTATTATTTCAACTCTTGATGAAAAATTATTAATATCCGGTAAATCAAAGGTTAAATAATTTTCAGAAAAAACAAAATTTTGTATCTTTAATCCACTAAACGCAACATTAGAACCTGATAAATTTTTAATTCCAGAAAAAGGATTAAAAAATGTTTTGTTTTGTTTAAAAACTAAATCGTTTGACGCGCTAACATAAACACTTCTTATTTTTAAAAAGTTTCCTTTTAATGTAACATTAAATTCTTGATCTCCTGACAACGAAGAACTATAAATATAAAATTTATAAGGTTTAATATCATATATTTTTGGTTTTGCTTTATATATTACGTGTTCTTTTTTACAAATCATATTATTCTCCGCACTTAGGAGTCTCCTCAATATTTTCATTTAAATCAAAAAATATACTAGGTTCATATTCTTGTGATTGTAAACAAGATAAATCATTAAAGTCCGCATCTATAGTGAAAATTTTGTTATAAACTTTATCCATTTTTTTAAATAACCACCCTTTAATTGTAAAAGATGTATCAGCAGTAACCCGAAATGGTTGATTTGGTCCTAATTCTGTGGGATATTGCATATTGACATTTCCGCTCCATAAAACCTCACTCCTTATTTCATAAGGAACTCTAGATTCTGTTAATGATGGTAGCTTCCAAGAAATTATTATATATGGATCGCAATACGGAACAAAATTACTAAGAATTTGATCCATATCATTTTGATATTTAGTAACTATAGTCATATTTATTCCTATATTAACAGGAACCGGTTGTGGTATATTTTTTATAAGTTGTTCATTATTAATTTTAGGAGTATAATTTACATTAAACCCATCTACTTTATTAAAAACTCGATTATTATCTCTTACGAGAGAACCTATAGTTACCGATATAACCGGAACCGTTAGCCCTCCTGGTGCTGGAGTTT